CGGTTTGCATACACGCATCTTATTATTTCCAAGATGAGGACTGGGTGAACCTGCTGAAGTATGCAAGCGACGTGCGCGTCGCTGAGCACACGCCAGACATCGGTATGACCATCCCACAGGACAAGCCCGAGTATATCTGGCAAGATGGTAGCGAGGTGGGCAGTTACCTGCAGCGCTTGCAGAGCAAGTTTCGTGCGAAATTCCGCGGGGCGGGAGACGTAGTGTTGGCACCACTCAAAGGTGGTGAAACCACGTATCGACACGTTGACACGAGTGTCGAGCGCGCTCGGGGTGGCTTCCATGTGACGCCACTGAGTGACTGGGCGAATCGCGTCACCGATGGCAGGATGGGCACGTGTATCGAGCTTGGCAAGTCGGCCATTGCAGGCGCCGCATGCAGCATTGCAAAATCGTTGATCTCAGCCACCATGCCAACCCCTGCAGGGGTATGCGTGACAGCAGCTGCTTGCGCCGCTGCCACACTAGCAGGTGGCTACATCGAGAAGATGCACATGACATCTGCCGAGCCACCCTGGAACGCGACTGCTACGGTGTCGTTTCACAACAACTGTGAGTATGCCCTCAAGGACACGCACGAACCAATCGTTACGATCTATGTTGTGAAAAGGTCGAAGCCGCGAACCTTAACACCGCAGTGTGTGCGAGGTGAGGCAGTCGATGCTGACCACGTCAACCGTGCCGCCGCAGCCATGCTCATGGGACGTGACAATGAAAAGTCGAAGGCACAAGTGGCCGCAACGCTGTTGCGTGACAAACTACCCGTCTGGGCAGTCAAGAGCACCGTACAACACGCAGAACGCGTCGCAGGTTTTTTAGGACGCCGAACGGCACAACATGTGCGCCCACCGTCACCGCTACCTACGCTCTTGGCGACTATCTCCCTGCCCTTTGCCTTGGGCTGCGCCCGAATGGCGACATCGACCCTGCTTGCAAAATCATCACCCCTGTGGCAGAGATCACTTGTGACTGCTCAATTACTGTACTGGATTACAACAATTTTACCACTCACCCTGACGCTATGCCTTGTCTTCGCATTACACCTGGGGCTCAGATTCCTGGAGGATTTCCTATTGGGCCTTGTTGCGCTGGGTTGAGCTTTGGGTGGCCCTACGCCCTTTCCCAATGCGCTACCAATGCCTATAATGCGTTGGTGATGCGCCATTTATCAAAACCAAAGCATTACGCACGTAAGTTTAGGAACCCCTTCCTCACCGTTTATAAACACGCGTTACGCCATGAGTATTTTTGTGCGTACACACAGGAGTGGGAGGAAGCTTGGAGGCAAGGAAAGAGCGGTAGCAAATTACGCAACATTGATGAATCCCGGCGTCTCGATCAACCCGCCCCCAATCGTGGGAAGTCCTTTGTCAAGTTTGAGATTTCGTGTAAAGCACCGACAAAGGCACGCCTGATCCAGGCCAACCACAATGAGTGCACGGCATACGAATTTCCCGAGGAATACCGCGCTGTGACACGGGCGGTCAAAGCGGTAGCCAGTCAACCCATCATCATTGAGGGGATCACCTTCGAACTGCATTATGCCGGTGGTCACGACCACGAAAGCCTGAGCAAATTATTCACACAATTCATATTGGAGTGCCCAGGCAAGTATTACATCGATGAGCGCGACGGTAAGAATTGGGACAGCACGATGCAGAAAGAGACACTGTTGGCTGAGTTGGACGTTTACAAGATGCTGAAGATGAAGGCTGCAGATAGGTTCGGGGCCCGTTGCGCTGAGAACAGAGCTTTCATATCCTGTAAGAAGGGCATTGAGCGCATTTTGATCCGCTACATATCAAGCTGGAAGCGACTCAGCGGCGATTGGAACACATCACTTGGGAACACACTCATATCTATGATGGTGTGTGTGCACGCCATCACTAATCTCCCTGCCCATTTGAAACCAGCTCGTGTGCGGGCTTTGTTCATGGGAGACGATTACTTGGGTGTGTATTATCACAAGGAGTTGCCATGTCCCAAAGATTTATCCCGCGCCCTTGATGCCGGTGAGCAACAGATGGGCATTACCCCTGCGCGGGGCCTATTCGATGATCCGCTGCATGTGACCTTCATCAGTCTATCCGTGTGGCCTACGTTCGACGGCACATATCAGTTCGTGCCACAGCCAGCGAAGCAGCTATGCAAGCTATTTTGGTCGGCCAAACGCCTTCATACGTCACAAGTCCGTGGTTATAGTACAGACATCGCGAAGTGCTTGTGGGCTACGTATCAAGGATTCCCACTGATGATGCAGTTTTTGAAGGCGCACTACCACCCGAACGAGCGTTGCAGCGTCAAGTGGGACCATTACTTCGCAGACCAGCTGCTGATTCGCGTTGCTAACGTTGATTGGCAAAGTGGCTTCGTCTACAAATACGGGATTCCATATTCCGCCACTTTCTTCGAGCTACCCAAAGTTGACGGGGCAGTCCTGCAACACCCAGTCGTTAATGCAATGTTGGAGATTGAGTTGATGGACCCGATGGACAGGAAGGCCTGTCTGTCCCGCCTCCGATGAGATTCCACCTCATTCCTCGCAAATCATTACCACCACCAAG